CTCCGGATTAAGTCAAAAACAAATAAATAACCTAACCCTTAAATTTATAAAAGGGTTAAATAACTAAAATAAAAACTAAAAAAGAAGCTCAAATAATAAAAACAAAAACAAGAATAAATTAAATTTATGCAGTAAAACTCCAGGAAGTTATCTTTGGTTCAATAGAATGAAGACACTGAATCAGCTTTAAACAACCTCTTAAAGACAAGATGGGCAAACTTCCAGTTGAACAAATTATCAGGTTCCATTTCATCAATTTGATACCCAAATTTCCCAAGTTCTTCCTTTGCTTTCTCATCATACTTTTCAATTTCACCATGTAATAACTCTCCCCAGCCCTTTACTACTGCTTCTAATTCAGTCAAGTCATATGGGTCCAGATCCTTTACAGGGTTTAAACCAAATTGGAAATGTTTTGATAAATATCGGCAAACTAACATAATGTGGGTACCTTTCAATTTCTTGTCAACAAAATATGATCTTGATACCCAACTTTTTATGAGAGTTAATGGGTCGTTTAATTTAGTCAATCCCCGAAACTTAGAGGTTTCAGCCTGTTCCACCATGATTGTTAATTCATCAGCATAAGCACTCTCTGAGCTCAGAAAATGCTTCACATCCTCATCAAAGTCAATTTGCTCAAAGTCTAGATCATCTAGACAAAAAACATCATCTTCATTTTCATCTGGGTCTTCAACATCGAATTCTAATGTCATCTGTGTTGCTATTCCGGATGTGTTTGAAATGGTTGAATAACCCTCAGCTCTTTCTAGACCTTGTAAATTCAATGTATTGAGTGGGTTGATGTAATGCAAAATTTCATTAAACATGAATAGGTCTACTGATATTTGAGCCTTACTTAAAATCAATTTATAGGCAGAAGGTGGGATTGTAGCAGGTAGTGCCTTCAAAAAACTTTCTAAGTGTCCTGCTGTGATGAGTGGGTTTAAGTACAAACCTTTATAATAAACACTCCCTACTGCTTGCACCGATTGGTATCGGATATCTTTCAATGAATGCATTATGTGAGCAAGATGCACCCTCGGGCTTTCAGCATCTGCTTGGCACAACGCTCTGAATCCGTTTTCTAAGATTGTAATCTTGAAATCTTTTATCTGCAACAAGTCTCTTCTCAAGCTAGGTTTGCGGAAAACATTATGGAAAATCACACATGGCCCTCTGGGCTTCCCCCATTGGAATCCACGTTCTGTCTTAAATAAAACAAAACTGCCTGACCCGGAAGACTGAGTTGTAACAAACCTCATACCACATCTAATCAATTCATTGCTGACTTCACCCATCATTACATTTAAGACCTGTCGCTCTGTTATGGATGTTTCTAATGTGTAAGTTCTATCATCCCAGAAGATTTCTAAAGCTGCACAATCTATGCCGAAATTGAGTGTAACACGTAAGTCACCTTCATATTGGTCAGTCAATGGATTATAAATTTGCCTGCAATAAGCATCATAAGATTTTCCAGAAAAGGCCTTACGATTGGCTAGGTTTTTAAGTTCATTTAGTGATCCTTTAAGATCATACATCATCAAAGCACCACACTGGCTCTCTGGGTCGATTTTAGGTAGCCCCTTTTCGTGAAACAGACTAATCCATGTCGTAAAAGTCTTACCTTCATAAAATAAAGAAGGAAACCATTCTGTTACTTTCACATCATTTACTTTACACCATCTCCAGAATTCACAACATAACCTCATAGCATGGATTTCAATCTTCGGTTCCACAGAGTATTGCCTGGTGAAAATTGAAGAGCTTGGAAGAACACTTTTCTTTGGCTGAACTTTTAAAGTCTTGATAAAGCTCATCTCCTTAACCCATGTAAGGCAAATACTCTCTGCAGTAGCTTCACAATTAGCAGGTACTAAAACAACTCTGTTTCTAGCACTTTTGTATAGTAGTGGTGCGATCCTGAGCATTATTCGAGTATCATCTGCTGACAGGCCAAGTTCCCTATATACACTGGATGTCAGAACACGAATATCATTGCTCAGTGCCTCGGGAACTCTTGCCAGATCGACCACATCTGAAATTTCCTCAGGTGTTTTAGCAATTTTCCTGGCAATTATCACAGAAATCTGATTTTGCACAGCTTGCTCTTTCTCCCTAATTATGAACGTTTTAGCTGATTTCACTTGCCTTGCTCTCTTCCAATTTACAACCGTACAGTCTAAGTTGTTTAAAAAATCTTTCCAAGCCAATTCTTTTGAGAACGTAAATTTGGTCAAGGTTCGGAAGAGATCAACATCCTGGGGAGAAGCTGTATAATTTTCAGCAAATATGTCAGCAGCTGCCAGTACTATGGAAAACCTTGCCCACTGTTCTCCATATTTGCAGACTTCCATGTGTTGCTTTGCAAACATTCTGTAACGAAGTTGAAGGGCAGATTGTTTCACAAGAGCTATCATGATGCTTGGGGTCTGAAGCCTCTTGACTAAGTAAAAAAGCAAATTATTTCGATCTCTGGGGATTATAAATTCGTAGGCTGGATGGTCAGCTGCCCACTGCCTCACCAAATGAGAACTGATGAAATCAGAAAACTCAACATCATCCTTTGGTACGAACAATTTCCATTGTACTTTACCCATGAAAGAGAATTCTCCTAATTGTTCATGGTCAAATGTTTCTTCTGACAGATTCATCAGGAATTTAAATAAGCCCAGAATGTACTGACCTTTTTTCATCTTGGATTCAACACCTGAACCCCGTAAATCCAATGCTAGGGATAATAGGCTCTTATCAGACATACCTACACCAGCAGTTGCCAATTCCAACACACTTGCAGACCCACTTCCTCCTAGAGGTACAGGTATCTCATTGCGTTGTAGTGGCATGTAATAACATGGGTCATTTGACATCCCTGGAGCAACTCCATACAATCGTTCAATTTTACTTGTTGCAACACCTAGTGCAAGCTGAGCTACTTGGGGGGAGCAACCCGTATCAAGAGCCTTAACACACCGGGATTGTCCAGCGGCCAGATCATCAAAGTAACCTAATCCAGGAAGGTCAGAAAGTGTCCCTAAAAGTATTTTTGAATATGGAATAGATACTGCACAGCCTTCAAAAAATGTGGATATAAATTCTGCATTTGTTGGAGAGACAGTTGTCTTTTTTGGTGAGATTTTTATTGAACCCATAAGGAACAAGTGTTCATGGACTTTGAACATACCTTTCCATGTGTCTGAAACTATTAAATGCCAGTGTTCTGACCCGGATTGAATCTTAAATGCATTGTATTCATACCATGCATCAATGTTTTCAACAGGCTCAAGGTACCCATACACAAATAATGCATCATCAGAATGATGGGCAAACTCAAAGAAACTATCAAGTTCCGGGAAGAGCAATTGCCAGCATTTTTTGAAGAGGAGACTAATAGCCACTGCAAAAGTTGATGAACACTTATTTAGGTTTCCCTGCAGCCAGTTTCCTCTTACTTTAAGGCTTGTAGCTTCATTTTCAAAAAAATTAGCTAAAAAAGTTTCAACATTCCAATTTAAGACTTCCATACTGGTGATATAAGCCTTTAATTTTCGGCTCATAAAGAAATCAGTTTCATAAATCCCTGTTAAAGCATCTATCACACAGTGCTTCAATTTAGTCTCATCCAAGCCATCATTCAACACTGATGTGAACCAACGAAATTTTGCTGAATTGTCACCAGGTGACCATTTTGTAGAGTCAGCACTTACATACATCAATTTTCTCTTGAACACGATTTCAATCCCAGATGCAGTTGTTAGTGTAGATTTCCCTGATGCCCATCTCAAAGCACGTTCTAAAGTTCGTTGAATCTCCTGAACTTTTTTCTCTCCACCATACGAAATGTATTCTTCAGGTATACAGCTTGCTATTGCATCATAGTAATCTTCAATGATTTCAAGTTTAACACGTGTAGGTAAATCTACAATGAAGAACCCACGATCAGCCTCTGTTCTCTGGTATTTCCGAACAATCCTTGCTTTAGGTGCTTCAAACCTCAACTGATCATATAATTCAAAGACTGTAGGGTTATCTTGATGTGTTGATAAATACCTAATGGCCTCAATCAAAGTGACACTTGACTTCAGATGGAAATCCTCTTGTATGGGTCCACTCATTCCCTTTAAGCTAATATTCCTTGTTTGGCTGAAATAACCTTTCTGCCAGGGTTTAGAATTTAAATTTGACTGTAATTGTGAACCTTTGGTCTCTAATGCCTTATTCAATTCAGTAGCAGCCAATACAACCACATCGACACAAAATAATTGCTGTTCGACTGGGATCTTTCCCTCATTTAAAAAAAAGCCTGACTCTACTTTCAGTGCAGTATACCTTTCCTCTTTTTCAACAAATTTTGCCATCCATTCAACAGTCTCTGTGTGAATCTTAGCTTCTTCTGGCATTACCCCGTGTAAGCCTTTTTCAAAAAGAAAGAAGCATGTTGTTGCCTCAGAGATCAATGCCTTGTAATGTTTGTAGTGGGCATTAGATATTATTGATTTATAATTGCCTGATGCCCCAACAGTTGAATAATCAATTGTTATGCCATGTATTTTAACCTTAGAAAACAGGTGTTGACGATTTGTTTGAGAGCAGGCAATTAAGACCTGTTTTGCCATCCTGTAAATGTATAATTCAAGATTTGTCTTCCACATCCTCTCACAGAATGACTTGATAAGACTCTGGTAACCTGAATACTGTGCTGTACAAGAAGGTATTAAATACCTCAAGTTATCGAAGAGAGCACATACCTTCATTTTCTGAGAGCATGACAAAAGCAGGTGGAAGGAAAATATAGAGATCAAATCACGCTTTGAGGGAAATTGATTCTGGTCTTCAACATACTCCTGAAACCAAGTTGCGGTTGCTAGAAGTGTTTTCTCAAATGCATTATTCAATGCCATCAACCTTGTCAAATCAAGGGTCATCACCTTTGACGCAATATAAGTATCACCATCGATTTCTGTCACAAATAATACATGATCTCTATCAATTAAACCATGTCCCTTTTTGTTGATAACACAAAACTTGACTGCAGATGCTGCTGTCTCCAGTGACTTTGCAGGAAAGATAATCAAGAAAGTATCACCTTCCCCAAAACCTTGGAAACTGAAATATTTTGACCTCTTTAACCCTGAATGGGCAATCAGTGCTTCAGTTATGTCACGGAGAAGATGTGCAACATGCCAAGCACAAGTTCCATTTACTGCTTTCAGAAAAAACTTTTCTAACTCACTCTCCAAGAAGTTTCCAAGTACCTTATCAACATAAGTACGTTTTCCACAATGGATCGTTGAAGTTTCATTAGCTCTACCTAGTGGCATCTCTAACTGGCTCAAAATCATTTCAACATTAATTAAGGCAGATTTGATTGATAAGCCATCTACAATTTGAAGTGATTCCAACAGCTTGATTCGCCCTTGAGGGATGGATAGAGGTTCTTTTGATTTTGTTACATGTTCCAACAACAATCGAGATTCAGGATCAATTGTGCCAACATTTATGTTCACACAGCCTGGCTGTGGAACATTTGCTGTAGGTTTGAAATCATGGGTTGGTGAATAATAAGCATTAATTTCTTCATCAGTCAAGTTCAAGTAAGTTACACATAAGTTTTGAATCAACCGTTGAGCTATTATGTCTTGATCGATGTTAGCTAGCACTCTTGCCATACATAATGTCTGTATTCTTGCTGTGAGAATAGTAGATGGAATATAAGGTTTAGTAACTGAAGCCTGGACCAGAAGATAGTTTTTTGGTTTCCCTGGATTGTATAATCTTGACTGCTCTAGCTCCCCTTGGGTAAATGCTGCTGCCACAATTGTAGGCTTTACTTCTTCAAATGTAAAATTTGAATTAAAATTTATCCATGTTTTCAAGTATTCCACTAAATCCTGGATGTTTGCATCAAAATGATACGTATTACCATAATCCTTAAGCTCAGCTGGTTGCCTATATTTTGTTGTTATGTTGAATTTCAATGTCAATGCATGTTCTAAAGCAGCCCTCTCTTCAGGGCGAATTAAGTGTTCTCTCACATATGCCATGAGGTCCCTAATCTCTCTCATCGAGGCGGTCAATCCCCTTGTATCCCCTTCAGGCCATTGACTAGTCAAATTGGCTCCATCAATTGTTGATGCAATGACACGAAACTTAATATTCCATAATCGTTCAAGTTCACCTGTCGTGAAGGCTTGTTTCAACTCCATATTCAAATAATCAAATCCAGGCATGTACTTGTCTATTTTGTCCCTTGTCCCGCGGTTCACATCTGTTACAACAGTTATTTCAACAAACGAGATTAAATCGCCATCAAGTTTAAAATTATCAGGTGTCATTCTAAAGAATTTTTTGTATGTTTTCCCTGAGACATATCCAGGTATTACTTTAGGACTTAGCCTATCTATAAACCTAGGCGGAATACCTGCTCTTAAAAGAACATCACTGATTTTTGTTTCAACCAAGTTATCAGACCATTGTTGTTTCACCCTATCATCAATAACATTGTGCCGGCACATATACAAATCATCCAACAACTTAGCACAATCTTGTGCATTCACAGTACCTGGTTCCAAACCTTGAATATGAACTGTGAGTTGAGTTAATGACTGCATACTGAATCCGGAG